GGGGTTACTAAACGCAAACCAGAAGCGGTTGGGCGTGTTTTCGGTAAAGAAGCCGGCGGTCACTGACCAGATTGGGTCGGGGATACCGGAGGCTTCGTCGAAGATCACCATTACGCCGTCGTGATTGTGGACACCGGCGTAGGAATCTGGGTTTTCCTCCGACCACAGGCGACCCTCGACCGACCAGTAGCGGGTACCTTTCTTGAGGTCGCGCTCGACGAGTTCTGCCAGCCACTTAGCCGGCATGACGCGGGTAGCGGAGATTTCAAACCAATGGGAGTTCATCAGAAGCGCCGCCCACTTGGTGATTTCTGCCCATGTCACCGAGCGCAGCTGGGCTTCCGAGTTAGCCGATACGATGGTGGTCGAGCCTATGCGGGTCGAGAGCATCCACAGGATAAGCCAGGAAACGAGGGCAGACTTGCCGATACCGCGACCGGACGACGTAGCCATCCGCAGGACTTCGTAGGCGGTAGCCTGTTTATTGGCAGCAATATGTTCTGCGATGTCGCGCAGTATCTTGCGTTGCCACTTGCGGGGGCCGTGGAAGTGTTCAAGGGGCGTACCCTTCTGTCCCCACGGGAAAGCAAACATCACGAACGCTTCGGGGTCATCCTTGACCTTGGGCGCCCACAGCTTTGCCATGAGCATCTGTTCGTCTTCGGGACTATAGATCGGCAGTTGCATTGGTTTCCCGAGGGATCGTAAGGCGATCTGAGTTTGGCGGGGTCAGTGCAGGCCGCTCAGCATCATATACACGGCCAGTGAGGACGCGAGACTCCGCTTCCTGCAAAGCCGCGACGATACTGATCTGCGACTTAACGTCGACCTGCACCTGCGTCTTGGCAACCCATCCGTGAAGGTGTTTAAGCAACTCGAGGGCGGACTTGGCATCCCCATCGAGCGCAGCATTGCGCAAGACCGACGCCGCCTCAACCTCAGCGTCAGCACGACCCTTGGCCTCGGCAATCGAAGCAGCATTGTCTAGCTGGCATAACTGGCGAAACTCCACAGGCTGCAAGCCAGCAGCATACGCCAACGCATCACCCTTCAGCCCTAACCGTGATGCCTCGTAAATCTTCTCTAGGAGTTCCGGCGATGCCTTGATCTCTCTAGGCTCAAACGTAATCGACTTAAAAGAACTCATTGCGGCGAAGTGTAGTTAAGCAACAACAGTAATTGCAACACGTTTTCTAGCGGCGCTATTTGGCTTTATGTAAGGGGCTCTGTTTTTTAAGTTCTCTGATCGAGACAGCACCCTTAGGTTTTCTAGCCGATTGTCTAGTTTGTTTCTGTTTATATGGTCAATGTCCCCATCAGGCCATTCGCCATAAATGTAATACCAGGCCAACCGTTGAGCAGTGTAGGTACGCCCTTCTACTGAAATCTGGTGATACCCATATTTGCTAATTCCTCCAACTGGGGAGCCAATTGGCTTTTTTCCCCATTTGAAGTTTCTGGTAAACAAACCAGTTTCTGGGTCGTATGAAAACATCGTTCGCAATGCATGTAACGATGGCGTACTTTTTTCTTCCATTGGAAGATTATGCCTAGCCATTTTTTAATTGCAATGGTTGATTGCAAAAATTTCAAAAAGTTTTTGTGAGGGCATTATAACTATGACCGGTAACCCCTCGGCCCTACCCCCCCCCATGTCGTTTTCACGCAACAAGTATCCTTGACGCAACACCACGCATACACGTTGCATACACGCAACAAGCCAGGCAAGCGTAGCGTCTACGCAACAACGTAGAGTGTAGCGTCTACGCAACATCCGCATAGTGGACGTTGGCATCACGCAACACGTAGGCGAGAGGGTATAGATTGTTGCACTAAAGCGACAATGTGCGTTTTATGCAGCAACAAAGTACTACGTGGTAGTTTCGGACGGTTGCTCGAGACATTTGTATTTTCTCTATATACCTATATCTTTTTTTTTCAATTTTTAACCAACCTACCACACCTACCACACTCGAGCTTTATTCGACAATTTCAGTAGGTTAGGCGTGGGTTGTCTTTTCACCTTTCCGCATACCCTAACTACCCACAATTTGAGAATCAGTCTAAAGGTATAAAGCATTACTTTGCCATTGTGGGTGTTCGTGGGTGGTTTTGTGGGTGGCTGTGGTCGGTTTGTGGTAGGTAATTTTCCGTTTTGCCTACCACAATTTATGCAAGATTCGTTTGCATAAACTTTCTGCATCTAAACTATTGACACCCTATAAAACATTGTTTTATGATTCACCACGTCGACCGAATCACTAGGAGAAAGCACAATGTTTTATGACGCAATGCTTGCCCTTTCGCTGCCGCTAATCGCCTTCGGCGTGCTCGCCAGCGTTTACGGCATCCTCGCCTATCTTTTTAACTGGGAGTGACTGCCATGCTTCTGAAAACCTATATCGACACTCGCACCAACATGGCCGCCGATATTCACGTTAAACGTGACGGTCGGTTCATCGTTTCGTTGCGAGACATCGACTCCGGCATGGTATTCGACCAAAAGCGCATCTTTTCGTCCGAAAACATGGCGCACGACTATGCGCGCTACCTTGCAAACATCCATCAATAATTATCTTGCGGAGAATCACCACATGGCACGCTTTACACTGTTAAACGTCGACGCGAATGCGAAAACGATTAAGGGCCAGTCTCGCGGATTCATGACTGCGATCCTTTACCTTGCGCCACATGACACGAGTGGCACGGAACTGTGCCCTACCGCCGAACTGGCCGGGTGCGCCGCTACTTGCCTCAATACCGCCGGACGTGGCGGCATGGCGCCTGGTAACGCTACCTTTACGGCATCGAACGGACAGGAACTGCCCGACAATACCGTACAGCGTGCACGCTTGCGCCGCACGGAACTATTCAACACGAATCGGCCAGAGTTTATGCGCGTGCTCGTTTCCGAGCTTGAGCGTGCGAAACGTCTCGCCGATACCGTAGGCTTGACGCTTGTCGTGCGATTAAACGGCACGTCTGACGTACGCTTTGAGTCTATCCCGTGCGAGCGTGCCGGCGTCACCTATCCGCACATTTTCGCGGCATTCGATGCCCTTCAATTCTACGATTACACGAAAATACCTAACCGGCGCATCGCGGATATTCCGAACTACACGCTTACCTTTTCGTACTCTCACCGTCCCGAGTTTGCGCGCATTGTCGCCGCTGCCGTTCGCCATTATGGCGCCCGCGTTAATTTTGCCGCAGTGTTCGCCAAAGCATTGCCGGCGCATTTTCTCGGTCGTCGCGTGATCGACGGTGACGCTTCAGACTTGCGCTTTTTGGATCGTCGCGGCGTCGTTGTTGGCCTAGTCGCGAAAGGGCGCGCACGTCGTGATCGTTCCGGTTTCGTCGTCTCGGGGGTGGCCGCATGACCCCCGCCGAAGCATTAGAACTCGCGCTCGTGCTCGCCATCAACGCGCCGGACGACGAAAAGGCGGCGCAATGTGTGGCAATGGCGGAGGAAATAGCCGCCACATTGCCACCCGATACCGTTCGACGTATTCAACGCAAATTAGAGGCGATGCCGTGAAAAAGTACGTCATAGTGCTACACGTCGAAACCGACGACCTTGGCGACCCCTCCGCGTGGCCGTGGGACAAATGGACGGGGCGCGACGTGTTCGACGTGTCCACCTTTTACCCGCACGAATTACCCGCAGATGTGCATATCACGGAGCGTGAAATATATGAGCATGAATGAACATCGACGCTTTCATATCGTGGACGATGCATGGAACGGCTACGAAATCCGGGAGGGCGACGGGTACGGAGGCCGGACCATTGCGACCCACATTAGCAGTTATCACGATGCGACCCTGCTCGCGTCCTCGGCATATATGCTGGCCGCGCTCGAGGGTATCGTCCGCGCACTTGACCCCGATGGGGTAGCCGCGCCCGACTCTGCAAGGTGCAAAGTGTGCGGCGTCCATCCATCGACCCACACCATGACGTGCGCCGTGAAAGGCGCCCGAGACGCCTACAATGCCGCTAGGGGGCGGATATGAGGGCTTTCCTAACTTGGGTATTGTCCCTGCTCTACGCGCCCCCTTGGCCACCGCAACCGACCGTACGCGACGATTGGCGCGGCCTACCGGAGCCTAACTGGCGGTGCCGACGATGGGGGACTGACTATCTATGAGCCGATTGACCGAGCAAGAGATGCAAGAGCTTTTCAGCGACCCAGACCCGTCTGGCGACGTGTGGGAGTCTGCTCACGTCCGCGCTGACCGTTACCAGACGGCATTAGAGGCCGTCCTACGGTGCGAAAGTCGCGACCCGCAGGTGCTGATCGTCCAGGCTATAGCCGCCCGAGGGCTAGGGCTAATCGACTTGGCCGACCGTCTGTTATCCGAGGCCGAGGATGAAATAGGCCGAGACTTCGACGGCGACCGCTGACATGGCCGCCCTATTGGCCGTTATTGTGGCCGCGATTGTGGCCGAGCTGATCGCCGGCGACTAACTACGCCCCCGCCTAGCGCGGGGGTTTTTATTTCACCACAGAAAGTGTCGGGGGCGCGGCCTCAAGCATATCCCGCAGCGCGTGGTTTTTCGTTTCGACCAACTCGGGGGCGCACCAGACATGCCGTTTGGTCGGATACCGGCGCGAGTGAACCAGCCCTCGATCTATCCAGCCGGCTTCCTTTAGCGCGACCAGTACGGCGTCCCTTGATACCTTCGGCGCGTCTTTATGATTCTTAACAATTCGCAGGGCGACAAGGTTAAGGGGCGCAGAGACAACCCCACGCTCAAACATATCGACCCTGTCGCGCGCCATTTGCGTGACGTAACTTTCCGCGTTGTTCATGGCAAGATCGACTAGGGCGAGCTTGGCGTCCGTCACGGGCGGCGTCGCGCCAGGCAGGAACCCGCGCACGTCGCGGGCGTCTAGCCATGCGGTCACGGCCTCGAACCCGCCGTCGTGGTACCAGCGCCAGAGCTTCGCGGCCTCATCGTCTGCCATACGCGGAGCGTGCGACCAAATGACGAACCATCGACGGTCGTCGCTTGGCAGGCTTATGGCGGCTCGCTCGTTGCTAAACGCGAGCAGCAGTAGCCGGTTCAGCGCGTAATAGGGGTGCGCGTGCTTCCGGTTCACTTGCAGGAACTCGGGCGGCGCAGCGATTAGCGGCTTGAGCGTGTTCTCGAACGCGCGTTTGTCCATGCGTTCGTTCTGGCGCAATTCGTTTATGACCAAAACCTCGGATTCCAGAGCATAGCCCCACGCGCCGACCAACTCATCGTGCCGGATGACCTCAACGTTCACGTTCTGATCGGTGCCGATTGACCACAGGAACGGCGACCAGAGGGTGTCTTTACCCGAGCCGGGACATCCGCCGTGCAGGACGGCATGGTTAATTTTGATATCCGCGTGCTGGCGCTTGTGAGCCATCACGTTAAAAACATGGTTGCGGTCGGACTCGTTCGGAATCATGCGCTCGGCGTGAGCGAGCCAGAGCGATACGTCACCGGGGCGACCCTTGGGGCGAGCATCACGCCAGCGGTTCCCGAAAACGTCCCCATTGCGGCTCACAAGGTTTCCCTCGCCTGCGGCAAACGTGACCCCCGACAGGGCATGGCCGCCTCGAGCTTTTCGGTTCTCGTCAAACCATAGGGCAGGATCGCACCGCTTGTTTTCGGAGTGAATACTCGTCAACTTCGGCTCGTGCCGGTACAGGGCGTTAAACGTCGACCGCGTGTACTCGGTGCGTTGCAACAAGTCGAAATAGGAATCGTTTGCTTTAACGTAGGCAAACCGACCGTGCCAGCGGTCTTTTGTCAAATTCGACACGTCCCGTTCGTTAATTTCCGCCAGGATGGCGGCGTCGGTAATCGGGCTTGCGTCGGTCATCTTCTTACTTTACCCTTCATAACGTTCTCCGTGTGATTCTCCCAAGAGAAGTTAGCCCCGGTAGTCTCCTAGCTGCCGGGGCTTTTTTTATTCCCGTTCTAGTGCGGCAATCTCTCGGTCAAGGTACCAGCGTGCTTTCTTTAGGTCGATCAGCGCGCTTTGCTTATGACCGGATCTAGTAACGTATTTCACTACGTTGCCAAGACGGTAATTCAAATCCTTTGCCTCAATAAAGTCGATTGTTTCAATACCGCCAATTTTATAGTGCGGCGGATGATTCACCATATCCGGCTCGCTTTTTTCCGGCTCGTTAGTCTTCACCGCCTTAACTGGCGGCTCCCATTTGTGTTCATGCTGCTTCATTGTTAAACCTCACTTTGTTAGGTTGCCGAGGGCTTTTGACTGCCTTGTCTCGCTTCAAAATCTGGTTTCGGCCAGATCGTGAAGCGCAAAGGTGCTGCAACTTGTGATAATCAAGATCAAGCATATCGCATATCCACCGCATACTGCCCGCATCCTCGCGGTCGCTGTAAACCCACCAGTATGCAGGGCCGTACGTCCTTGGACGTTGCCGATCCTCTTTGTACATTCTAAAAAACTCGTTGTCCAAGTCTCGAACTGCTTGGAACAACACCGCCGCCCATAAGGCTCTCATTCCAGATACATCAGTATTCATTATTTCCTCACTAGCCGCGTGACTTTGCCGACTTTCGTGCAAAACGAATTTATCCAGGCTTGCGTGCTTTCGCGCATCACCGTGCGCCCGCAGTGCTTGCAATAGTATTTGCTCATTTGTCGCCCCTCGCTCGGATGGCATTGGCGCATTGTTGTGCTGCAAATCTTTCACGAATTCCCCCAAGCGGATCGGTTGTGTATTCCGGTGACGAATACGCTTCCATTTCGGACTCGCACACCTTCGCACACGCCTCGCGTTCCTCGTCCACCGCTTTTGCAATTAACTCCGGCACCTGCAGCAGTACTTCTCGCGCAACCTTCGGCACTCCAACCGACCATGCAAGTTCTTGAAATGAGTATTTGGTCATTGCGGCAAACCCCACCGGAACTCGCCGGTCTTGCCATCGTAATGCGCGCAGGACTGTTCGATAGCCGAGCGGTGAGCGTACTTCGACGTGACAACGCATCCGAATGACACGCCGATTGCCAAAGCAAACGTAATCACAAACGCTAGTTCGTTGCGCTTAATCATAAGCCCACCATTTGCAACTGGCCTCGCAGGGCATAGCGCGCGTACTTCTTGCCGTTTTTCTTTTCGGTAATCGTCTCAATGTCGACGCCGCGCGTTCGCAGATCGTCGATTCGAGCTGCCAACCGAAAGCAGCCAAACTCACGCAGGGCATCGACCGGCGTAATGGTGTTCCCCGCCAACAAATATTCGTGAATCATGTCGTTTTGCGACTTCATTGCTGTCTCCTGTTCGCACAAATAGTGCGCCATGTGTCCAGAACAATGCGTTCCGTCTCCCGTTTGTTTGCAATGTGCCCGTAGTTCGCGAGGCACGATACATAGTGTTCGTGCGCCTCTTTACTTTTCGCGTGCATCGTCGCCGTCGCCTGGCGTTCTGCCACGGTTCCTTCGGCGTGGATGAACACCATTTCCTTTGTACGCTTATATGCGTACTCTGCGCGCTCTACGTCCGCCTTGGCCGCCGCGCAAGTCTCGTCGGTGTCGACGAGAAAGCGCAGCGCCTTTTCTGCCCGTTCTTCGCTAATCATCAGAACGATCGCCTGTGTTCGTTGAAATGATGCTCAACACATAGCCATCTAACCGTTAACGGCTGAGAGTAATCGTGATGATGCGCATGAGTTTTCTTTTCTCCGCAAACCTCGCAAGGCTGCCTTAGTATTTTTTTATCTCGAATAGCATTTCCTATTGCGGTTCTAGCAACATACTTTTCTTTTTGTTGCGCCCGGTATGTTTTTTGATAAGCCAGTTTTGCCAATCTGCGACTTATTGTTTTTGCTCGATGCACATCGTATGCACGATAATAAGTTATGTTTTTTCCTCTGTTTCGCCTCACATCTTGTTTAGTGCAGTCTTTGCATTTATTCAAATGCCCATCATCCATTGCCCGATGTTTATAAAATTCGGATAACGGTTTTTCGTTATTACATTTAAAACACTTTTTCATAACTTAAAAAGGAACCGAGTCGTCGTCAACAAACTTATCAAGCGCAGGCGTTGATTCCGGCTTCTTCGTCGGCGTCGGCGCCGCACGCAACCCATCCTTCGGGCGCACAGAAAGCGAAAAGTATTTCTGACCGGCGAGCTTGCCGCCATCCTTGCCGGTCTTGATCCACGCCGAAAGCCAGTATTCCGTACCGCCGACGTTAATCGAGCCGGTGTAGTCCGGGTGCATCTCGGCCTCTTTGCGGTCATTCTTCGCCAGCAGGCCGGTGTTGGTGTTGTCGTATTTATTCACAGGGCTAACTCCTTCAGTTTGTTAACTTTGGTTTCCAGTTCGACAAGGAACTCGTAGATTTCATGCTCAAGCATTTTTACTGCGTCGTCGTCGCGCGGGATGCGAACAACGAGCAACTGCAAATGCTCTGGCATACGAGGGTCGTATGACACCCAATCGCACCACTCCGCGCCGGTGCAAGCCATCTGCCACTGCATCTGCAAAAAGTATTTCTGCGGTGGCTCGGGATTCAGCACCCATTCAATGTGGGTGGCGGTGTTCGGGCATTTGATCTCGACGCATCCTTCCGGCGCGATCAACCCGTCTGGCGAAGCCCCAGACATTTTGATGCTCGGGTGCGAAATGAAGCCGACTTCCGCAACAAGGTTGCCGGTTTTTGCGGAATACGCATCACGGGCGGCGGCTTCCTGGTCAATGCCCCATTGCATCGCGGCATTGATGAACCCTTCTTCGCGTTTGCCCGTGAGGCGTTCGCAAACCAGTTCGGCCATGTAGTTAGCGCGAGATGCGG